GCGGCAATGTTTTGATTGGATACTGGTGCTTGTGGTAGCTCATCAAGGAATAAGATACCCTTGCCATCTCGTGGCATCCAGTCAGGACATCTGCGATCCATCGTCTCGCCATCAGCATTGGGTAACACCCAACCTGCAAGCTCACCTGCATCATACTGAGCCAGTGATAATATCTGGCAACCAATACTTAGTTCCTTGGCGATCTCATGGACAATGGAAGTCTTGCCAATACCTGCACCTGATACAAGGTACGGCACACAATCTAATGTGTCAGTCTTGACTGTGATAGCGGCCTTAGCAATGGCCTTTGCTTGTGATAATTTCATTAGGATTTTCCCTCTAAGGTTGAAAGCAGTTCATCTGCTTTTCTGATTGCGATTACAAAATTTAGACATTCGATTTTTACAGAGCATGTCTCTACTCTATCCTGTTTGGAGCGTAGACCGCTCTCTCTTACTTCTTTTACAGCGTTGTCAAAATCTTCATTAGCTTTAACAAGCATCTGGTTTAACTCTTGCACACTGAAATTTTTGTATGCTTCCACAATGTTTGTGGAGTAAGTGTCTTCTAGTTCCATTGTTCACCTCTCTGAAAAAGTTCTATTGCACTTAAAAATTCAGCCCCCGAAAGGGCTGAGATTAAAATGCAAGTACTACTATGAGTATGCCCACTGTTAAGGCAGTGAAGGCGATGCCAGAAGCAACGCCCTCAATAAAGATGATGCGCTTTTCGCGCTTGCTCAGTCTCATGCTGCTTCAGTGAACTCAGCAACTGTGCTATCAACTGCTACATTTTCCTCAGCAGCCTCAGCCTCAGCAGCCTTAGCAGCCTCTGAGTTGCGGTATGCTGTACGAGCAGCTTTAAGCTCACGCATAGCGTTCTCGAACTCGTCAAGCTCTTCATCAGTCAGGCCATCTTTGAATACATCACCTTGTACTCTGTTGCCCTTGTCATCTTTTTTGCTTGAGAATTTACCAACAACCTGCTCCGCAAGACGTTGCGCTTTTGACTTGTCAGGCTCACCCTTAACAGCCTTAGCAAGCTTGTTCTCGCTGTCGATCTCTAGCGTTGCTAGATCCTTGACGATGGCATCAGGTGTGTACTGAGTTGGTATCTCAGCAAAATGATCCTTGAGCAATCGAACAGCCCCTACAGAATTTTCAAGGTAGCGTTTGGCAGTAGCCTCTTTGACACCTGCCTGTTCAACCAATGCGCTCTTGAGGATCTTAGAGTTGGCGCGTGGTAGGTTGCCCTTGACTAGTTTGACCTGAGCAATGGCAGCGATAACCTCGCCATAGGCTGACATCTTTGCGCTGTTAGCAGCAACATTATTGTCTTTGTTTACGCCCTTGAGAGAGGCGATCTCTTGCTCTGCGCTGTAAACGTTGTTGATTGCAGTATCGGAAACGGTAAAAGTTTTTGAATTTGTCATCTGGTTCATCCTTTTTGGCTGACAAGTTTCTGTTATCGGCATGATGCCGCGACTACAGCCCCTAGAGGCTGCACTCATGGTCTCATGATTTTCTTATTCCAAACTCTTCTAGATAAGCTTCTGTAAAACAGTCTAAACATTCATTTGTTTTAAGCATGTCAGTCACATCATCAGTGGACATGTATGACAGGCAAGCCCTCAATAAACTCTCGTGTGTTTCATAAGTTTTTTCTATTAAATCCATTGCGAAATCTCTTGAGTTTTCCATTTTTTGCTCCTCATAAAGTTAATGATGCAGCCCGTAGGCTGCACTGTTAATCTTATGCTGCTATTGGTGCAGGGAAACGCTTGCCTGTTTGCTTTACCTTGCCAGTAATAAAGGCAATGTGGGAAATGCAATCAGGATCAAATTCCTCATGAGAATACATGTGATCCAATGTTACATGTAAAAAGTCATCAGTTCGCAGTACATAGCGATCACCATCAAAATCAGTGTAGGTGTATGTCCAAGCGGTTCTAACACCGCCTGATCTGATTTTAAGAACTGCTTCCCTGCCAGTATCGCCAACTATTTTAGTTGCAGTTTCAATTCCAAACATTGAGATTGAAGTGATTTTAGTATTGATTGATGCCATTGTGGTTTACCTCCGTTAAATGAAACCATGACAACGGCAACCAGTAAGCTGCCGCTCTCGAAAATTTCACTTTGATCTTTTATGACAATAAAGGCGATCAACCTTGCCTAGTCTTTTTCACCCACTCTAGGCTGATAGATGGGTTCAACATGTCTTGGTCTATATCCGAAAAACAGCGGTTGAGATTTTTAACATATTCTATATTTCACTTTATTTTTTTCTATAATGCATCCCGTTCAATCGCTGTTTACTTCCCCCTTATCAGGCCATCCCCTTTTACAGACCGTCCAGTATATCTGGTGGCGTGTGCCTCGCGGCAGGTTATCTTGCTGTGACTATTGTCTGCCCTTGAAGAGCCATATGTTCGTGGGATTGTGAGGATCAAAGCCTCGTTGCTTCCCTGCGTCTGTCATCCTTAGACACTATCTAGCAAACAATGTAAACCCTTATATTCCCTTTTATTCTCTTTTATTCTCTTATTATCAGTATTAGCTAATAAAATAAGGGATATCGTGACAAAAAAAAATTTAGATGTTAGAGTAAAAAAAGTTCTATTGCACTTTTTCTGGGTATCGTTTGCCCCAGATTATAGTTCAAAACGAATCACCTAGTTACGCGCTGCTTCTATGCGCTCAGGTCATAACTGGTATGCAAGATTGTGGGAGATGTAGCGTTTCCTCAAAACCCCGAAAGCAAGCGCAGCGTTAGAAGGATTATCATAATGAGTAATAAGAAACCTAAGTTAAGAGTAGTGGGTAGTAATAAGAAACATACAGGCACTAGGAAAAAGAGTGCCACCAGTAAAAGAACAGGGTTAACAGATAAACAAGAAGCATTCGCTCTTGCAGTGTTTGAGGGTAATAACTTTAGTGAAAGTTATAGAATAGCATATGATGCTTCAAACATGAGTGCAGCATGCATCCATACAGAGGCTTGTCTACTAGTACAGAACCCTAAGGTTTCCGAAAGGTTAGAGGTCTTAAATGCTGATAGAGTTAAACAGCAGCGCATGTTGAGCCTCTCTCGAAGTGACTTTGTTTTGAAACAGCTAACAGATGAGGCAACCAACCAAGACAATTCAGATGGTGCAAGGGTCAGAGCACTTGAGCTTCTGGGGAAATCGGTAGCCCTGTTTACAGACAAGGTTGAGACGGAAGATAAGACAGAGCGAGACGCTGAAAGTATCAAGGCAGAGCTAGAGGCTAGACTGAACAGGCTGCTAGGATAGTTCAATTGCACTTTTCAGTATGTGTTTTGGCTTGAGGTCTGGGTGTTAAATTTAAAATGAGTTTGCTTACCCCCACCTACCCCCGACCCCCCCTGTCTGCGTGACGCCCACGCTCGTACGTATACATGATGTTCCACACAAACGATTACAAACCCCCAGGAATCCTACACCCCCTCTATAATATACATTCAAAAAACGAAATATGTTAATCACTTAGACTGTGCTCGCCTGTTATATTTCTTTTTATAGCGAGCTTTTTTTATTATTGGTGCATTGGTTCTAACTATAGTGGAACTACTGCTGATTATTAGGATAGTGCCGTCATCGTCTAGTGCCGCCCACTTGTATTTGTTCAATTGAACTAATTTCAAAGCTCTATTTTAATACACACAATCTTTGCTTTGTCGCTAGTCACTAGGACTTTGGCGTCTTCTTTAGCTAATTCGCACACTTCTTGCTTGGTATAGCTACCGATATGGTAGTGTTCCAGTCCTGCTGTTGCTAATTGAACCCATAATAGTACCCACATCTATAAACAATCCTTATTGTGCATGATTATCACCACCTACCTTGCCATTGGCCTAGAAAATAGAAAGAAACAAACAATATACCCCCACCTATTAGGAATATTGTAGCACCGATAAGGAAATTTATCATGGCATCTATCTGTTCTTGCTTACGATACAGCTCATCCTTGCGTTGTTTACGCATTCTTGCCTCTATTGACAGGACTTCCTTCCAGGCACTTGGGCCATATGTCCAAGATATGTGATCTTTTATCTCTGCCCGCATTTGCTCCATCTTTTTCTTTTGAGCAAAGATCTCTATGGCAGTCTCTTCATCAGATCCCTTGAATGTCTTTTTCCAGAACGGAGGATTCTTCTCTCGTTCTTCTATATTTGTAAAGTCAGAGAAAGCTTTGCCCCAGTTAGCAAGCTGTCCTGTCATTTGTTGTAAATCTTTTCCCGCACCAATGGCTGCTTTGAGACCTTTGAAAGCACCTGTTGCCATTGCGACACAACTAATCGGATCGATGCCTACACCCTAACCGAATATCTCCCGTCTTCAGACCTTTTCTGCTAGTTTATCTATCTTTCCTTCTAATCTAACCAGATGGTCTACCACCCTAGACAGTTCTGATTGATGATCTTCTCGTTTAATATAACTCTCACGAGTCATGTTTAGCAAGATGTTGAGTCGTTTTACCTCACTACTCATCTGACTAATCCACCACCCCATAGGCACTACAACTAAAGCAACAATGATGTTCCATATCATAGGTATTGAAAGTTCCATTATGGTGCTTTCCCACCTTCCCATGCTTCGTTTATATCAGGCGTGTCAGGATTATCTCCGACAAGCTGCCCTTTAGAATTTCTTGCTCGCTTAGGCTCACCTGTAGACTTAGGTTCCGCAGGCCAGTCAGCATCTTTTAGATTAGGCCAGTTCTCATGTACCATCAGGTTACGCAAAGCATCACTGTAAACAGACCAATCATTTTTTTCATCATCTGTTAATGAACTATCGTTTGCCTGTTTCCAATCGGATTCTGCAAGTAACGTGTTGCGTTTTAACTTAACAATATCTGCTTCACTAGATTCTGTCATTGTGCCTCCTGTAATATATATAATATATATAATATAATATATATATAATATTAATATATATATATACTTAAAATATATATATTAGTATATACTATATTTTGAGATAGAAATTCTCCCTTATCTGTCTCTTGGTAGGTGGGCAACCCCACCCTTCGCCTGCCTACCTTACAAACGGAGAAAAGATGCAGAAACTTGCTGCAATGAAAGACAAGATATCCCAGTTACCTGTAGAGCAGCAGGTAGAACTACTGGATCTTCTGGCAGAACTAGAGGAAGTGGAAAACAAATCTGCTTCCAAAGATGACTTCATCAGCTTCGTGAGAATGATGTGGCCTAGTTTTATATCAGGCACTCACCATCAAAAGATGGCTGATGCTTTCGAGAGGGTAGCCAAGGGCGAACTGAAACGTTTGATCATCAACATGCCACCCCGACATACCAAGTCAGAGTTTGCTTCTTATCTTTTGCCTGCATGGTTTCTTGGAAAGTACCCAGAAAAAAAAGTTATTCAAACGGCACACACAGCAGAACTGGCAGTGGGATTTGGTCGTAAGGTTAGAAACCTGATACAATCAGAAGACTTTCAGAAAGTTTTTAGTGGTATCACCCTGTCATCAGACTCCAAAGCTGCGGGTAGATGGAACACAAACAAGCGAGGTGATTACTTTGCGATTGGTGTTGGCGGTGCGGTTACGGGTAAAGGTGCGGATCTTTTGATCATAGATGACCCTCACAGCGAACAGGACGCGCAACAAGGGCAGTTTAACGCCGATGTCTACGACAGAGTGTACGAATGGTACACATCAGGCCCACGGCAGCGTCTACAGCCAGGAGGAGCTATCATCGTTGTGATGACCAGATGGTCTAAGAAGGATCTTACTGGTCAGATTCTACAATCAACATCAGACAGACAGGGCATGGATGACTGGGAAGTGATAGAGTTTCCCGCGATCATGCCATCAGGTAAACCGTTATGGCCTGAGTTCTGGTCTCAAGATGAACTAGATGCACTAAAGGCAGAACTTCCTGTATCGAAATGGTCAGCCCAGTATCAACAAGACCCCACATCTGAGGAAGGTGCTCTCATCAAACGAGAGTGGTGGCAGGAATGGGAGAACGATAGACCACCACCGTGTGAGGCTATCATACAATCTTGGGATACAGCGTTTCTTAAAACTCAAAGATCAGACTACAGTGCCTGTACAACATGGGGTGTGTTCTACATTGAGGGTCAGCCCAATGTGATTTTGCTTGATGCCTACAAAGAAAAGCTAGAGTTCCCTG